TGATTTCCTGACTCTAAAGTAGCTGGCATTACATTTCCATGTATATTTATTAAATAATTGGCATCAGGAGTAGGAGCCATTACAATATTACCTGAAGCAGTAGAACTAAGTCCAGTCGCTCCTCCAAACATAGCATAATATTTAGGTAATCCTGTTACATCTTGGCCTGTTTGAGACCCTTCAGGGCCAGTTAATTCTCCTATATATTCACTTACAAATGTTCTATCTCTTTTTAAAAGCCAATATGCTCTGCCTGTTCTAGAAGAAGTAGAATTAAAAACTTCAATACCTCTTACAAAAACCATACCTGCAGGAACTCTAACAGTTTGCACATCTGCGGCTAGTGTTCCTTCATATTCAACTCTATCAGAATCAACAGGAACATCACTAAATATTCTTTGTTGAGCATTTAAAATAAAATTTTCTAAGATATCAGTAGTAAATACAGTGTCATCGACTTCTGTATAACTTCTTATCATTGTAACTAATGTACTATAACTAATTCCAGACATTATTTCCAACCTTTCTTAGCAATTTTAGGAAAACCACTAATTAAACCACCTGAAGCTTTTTTTGTAGCACCATAATGTGGCGTAGGAACTCTTTCACCATAAGATGCTTTGTATTTTGGATCTGCTGCCCAAGGTCTTCTTTCAGTAAATCCTTTTTTATCTAATGGAACTCTAAATCCTTTTTGAGGACCTTTATTAATAATTTGTATATCTCCATACTTATCTTTACCTAAAGTTTTATAAAGACCTTCTTGTTTTACTTTTCCAATACCAATATTTTTCTTAGAAAATTTTTTCTTAGGCCATTTTTTCTTAGGCTTAACTTTTTTTAATATTTTGTTTATAACTTTTAATACTGTTCCAGCCATTATGCTTGTATAGTTACCGGTCCAACGGACAGCGGATAACCTCCTCCTGTTGCGACACTTGTCGCGTTTGTATCAGCGCTAAAATAAAACCAATCTGTTCCATAAATTCCCGTACCATTTGGACCATCAGTATCAGTTGCGCCACTAACATATTTACCTACTGTTATAGTATATCCTGCTGCTTTTGCAATTGTAGATCCTGTAATTCCACCAACTCCTTCAGGAGTATTATAATTTCCACTAACTCCAGTACCTCCTCTAAATCTTTTTGTATCTCCAGTAGTATATCCATGTCCTGGTAAATTTACATTTACAATTGGAGAACCTACTTGATATGTTTCTAAAGGATTTTCTTTTAATAAATCAGTCACTGCAAATTCTGTTCTTGCAGGTTTTGCATGTTGTAAAGCTTGTGGGTCTGCACCATGTGGTCTTGGAGAAACTTGTGGTTGTTTAGGTTCATATTCAGAATTATGTACCCAGGCACCATTCCATTCTTGAACCATTTCTCTATATGGAAACGCTGCACCTGATCTATCTGAAATCATTAATGCATATCTACCTTTTGAAAATTGTCCCATTATATATTTGGATAATAAGTTTTCGGTGTAATATACGTACTCGCTGCTGATCCATCCTCCGCTAGTGCTCTTGCTAATTCATCTTCATAATAAAGTTTTAATTCTTGTGATCTTTGTGGTGCATATTTTTGTGATAAATAAAATGCTAATCCTGCTGTCATACACGGAACAAATCTATAAGGAGCATCACTTGCATTTGTATAAGCTCCTACATCTTGAATTCTTTTAACAAAATAAATATGCATATCTTTAGATGCAGCTGTAGAATTAGGTGTTGGGTAAATGGTAATGGTAGTTTTATCTATGAATCTTTGAACCCAGAATTGACTTGGAGTTCCTTTAGTTAATTTATTAGAGAAAGCTGCATAAGTTGATCTTGCAACTTTTGTCATAGGTAAATCTGTTTGATCTGTAGCCGTTCTATCCGTTCTATATTGAGCAGATAAAACATCAGATAATCCGTAAGTAGAGGCTCCTGAAGTTCCACCTACTGTAACAGAAGATGTCCCATCACTTGATGATCGATAAAAAGTATATTCTGCCTGACCTTCAATTAAATCAATATTAGTATCACCTACTTCCCAAAAGTGAATTCCTCTATTTCCCCATTCTTGAAATAAAATATTTAAAGATCTTCTAGCACTATGTATTTGATGACCCGCCGAACCGACTAGGCCAATTCTTTCGTATGCTTCTGCAATGATATCATCAATTGCAAAATTCTTTTCAAACGTATAAGAGCCAGATGTTGTATTCGCCATTGGCTACTCCCTTAAAAAGTTCCAACTACATAAAAAAAGTCTATGTTAGCTAGGACTACGTACATTCCAGTGTCAGCATAAATACCCGCTCCCGGTAATTTAAATTCATGCACATGGTTAGCGGCTGTTCCAAACTTACCATGAAAAATTAATTGAGCTGCTGTAGCACCAGAACCAATTTCATTATAAATTTTTATTTCAGCATCAGCTGCACTAGCCTGAGCAAATACATTCATGATCTGTGCTTTAGTAATATTAGTCGCTGTTGATGCACCTGCTTTAGTATTTACCAATTTTTGCACTTGTCCACTTGCACTTAGTACTATGCTTTGTCTAACTTTTGATGTTATCGACATATATTTTTACTCCTTAAAAAGTGCTCCCGAAGGAGCACTTTAATTATTTATTAACCTAAGTTAATATTTTGTTGATACAGAACAGTAATTCTTAACTCACCAGAACTTGTTGCTGCTGAATTAGTTACATTTAATCTTGTATCACTTCCTCCAACATCTTCCCAAGCTAGTGCTCCACCAGCTTCAGTTGTTGGGTATTTTCTTCCAACAGATGTTCCAATAGCATAAACATTAACGTATGCAGTAGCTGATCCACCAACTTGACCAATGCTAATATTAGTAGCACCTGATGCTGCTGTGATACTGTCAAAAACAATATCTATTAACTGTGAATTTGCTGGAATGATAATATCAAGAGCAGATGCCGCAAGTGCACCTCCTGATAAATCAACAGCTGCAGTTTGAGCCATTACAACTTGACCTGTATTTTTCATGTCTGTTCCAACAGTAGTACCGGTAGTATTTTTAATAGTACCAGCTAATATTGGTCCAGAAAATGTAGTGTTTGCCATAATTATATCCTCCTAGTTTTCCGAACGCAGTCTCTAGGCCGTCGACTATACTCGTCTACGTTCTAATTAATTGTATAGTGATTATTTTATATAGTAGATTTTAATAGAGTGCAAGAGATCCTTACAGAAATACGCGATTTCAGCGATGTAGCTTTATTTAAGTAGCCACAGAAACTTGGGGGGCAGCACTTCTAATTGCATTTTCTCTATCTGCAATCTTACGTTCCTCGGCTTTAATCTCAGTGATAACATTTTTAATAGCGTTATCAATTTCGACCATATTGAGAGTATATTTACCACTTTGCTCATACTCCAACTGCCACCTCAACTCCAAGGACCGTTTTTGTTTGTACAGCTCTTGTACCATCAACAACCTCCTCATAGGTTATTCTATTAGGATTGTCCGAAAACATTCCCGTTGATTCCCACTTTATACTTTTTTCTCCAATTTTGTCAAGGATAGAATTTTCAATAGACTCAGCATTATCTTCAGCTTTTATTTCAAAAGCTCCATAATGATCATAAGCCCATATTTTTACTAGGAATTTCTTCATTTTCTCACCTTATGTTGAAAATGTGGCGGAACTGTGTTCCGCCACATAATTAGTTTAGGTTACGCACCTTCAACGCCGTAGATACCTCTAAAGTCAGAACATCCGAAGACGTATCTTTCTCTAGCTTTGTATCTAACGTTACCAGTATCGAAATCACCTTCCATTGACGTTGTCAATGGAGTTCTTTCAAAGTGTTTCATACCGTTTGGAACGTCCGTTATAATGTAAAACGAATCAGAATCATTTAAGAAATGGTTCACTCTGTATCCTTGAGGAATCATTCCCATAGAGTTGATTGCATTTATATCATTATCTGCTGTCTGAGTTCTACCTTGAGATTTCATCAATCTCTCAGCATTGAACTGATTAGCAGGCGGAACGATCATCTTCACGCCTTTAGCAGCAACTTTTAAACCTCTTTCATCAGTCATAGCAGCGATATCAATCAATGCTTGTTCTAATGAAGTTTCGTTTAAGTCAGCTTGCGTAGTTAAAGTGTTTGATACAACTGGTCCAGAAACTACTGGGTGGTTAGTTGTAAACAAAGCTTTTGCGTCACCAGTTTTAAACGTAGCTACCGAAGGTAGA